TCATGCTGCCACCTGCTTTCGCGGGTTCCAGCCTTCGACCTGGCGCACTTCGTCGGCATCGAGCACGTTCGTTTCGAGCGCGATCTTGTGAGCATTCCAGCGCGTTTCAGGATCGCCCCGAAGGAAGCCGGAAAGATCCAGTTCGAGTTCGTAGGGCGAACCCATTGGGAACAGCGAACGGGAGAATTCCGCTTCGATCTTCCGCGCCCAGGGTGCCAGACAGAAGGTTGCGAACCAACGCCCCGCCGTCTCTGAGTTCGTGAACGTATTGTGGGTGTAGTCACCGATGATCGGCGGCGGCACCTGGAACAGCCGTGCAATCTCTTCGACACCGAAGCGCCGCGTTTCCAGCAGCTCGGCATCCTCAGGTGAAATCTGCGCTGGCTTCCACGAAAGTCCGCCCCCAAGGATTAGGGCGCGCCCAGCGTTGCGAGCGCCGGAAAACCTCTCGTCGAACTGCTCGCGAAGGTTCTTTGTTTGTTCGGGTGACAGTTGCGACGCGCTTTCGAGCACGCCGGAAGGGTTGGCCCCGTTGGCAAGGAATTGCGACGCGTGGCGGTTAGCGAGATCAACGCTTGTAACCGTGTCTGCCGATCGGGAAAGCCGAGAGATACCGATCTTGCCGTCATTGGTCCGGTCGCGAAGGTGGATCACTTCCCCTTCGAGCAGTCGGCGCGATACACCTTTACCGTTGCTTACATCATAGGCCAGCCGCCCACTTGCTAGCTCTTGAACCGTCACCATGCCCCAGGGGTGGTAGTAGAGCGCGGAGCATTGGCCGTTGCCGTTCCGCTCGATCTCGAGCAGGCCGTTGCCGGTCAGCAGGGTGTCAGCCACCAAGTGTTCTATGCCATCGCACCACGTCATGGCGGGATTGAAGCCGTAGCGGATCAACTTTCCAAGCGGGTGCCCAACTTTCTCCACGCGATCGGCACCTGCTTGGGCATACACGCGAGCCGGAACGTAGGCCAAAGCGGTAGCAATCGCGCCGGTGCAGGCCAGCACGGTGGAAAGATTTTCTGCCGCCCTTGCGCTCAGGCCGGAATAGTAACCGGTCATCGGAGCGAGGGCCTGCCAGCTGGGATCTAGCGGCGAAGTGTCTGCGCGGCGCTCAAAGCCCGCCAGCGATGCGATTCGGTCGATCATGCCCATTGCCGCGCCTCCGCAAGCCTGATAGCCCGCTCACGTCTTGCGTGCCCGTGTGCGACCCTGCGGGAACGCAAGGCGACCTCTGTTCCTTCATACGCCGGCCATGCGCTTACGATGCTGATCTCGCGCAGGTCGATCTTGCTGAGCGTGCGGGTGTCGCCGTCCCAGCTTTCGCCGCCTTCGGGCACAAGGAAGCCGAAGGACATCCCGCCCAGGTCGCCGCGCGCTGCCAATGTGAGCACGTCACGGCCCGCAGCAGTGTCGGGAACGTCGAGCGAGAATGCCAAGCCCTTATCGTCTTCGCGAAGCTCTAGGGTACCGGTGCGCGTCCTGCCCAGCACTTTGCCAGGATCGTGGTCGAGCAAGGCCAGCACGTCGCTGGAAAGGGCATCCCGGAAAGCGCCCAAGGAAATGCGCTCCCGGAATGCTCCAAGGTTCGCCTCATGGGCGAAGGTGGCGGCATAACCCTCCAGTCTGCGCCCTGAACTCCGCAGGTCTGTGGCGAAACGCCGTTCAAGGTTAGCCGCCGCACTCATTAGCTGGCCACTCCGGTAGCCGATACGAACGAAGCCGGACGGCGAACGCCGAAGTCTACGCTGGCCATCGCGCGCAGCAGGATGTTGCCCTTCGAATAGGCGGTTTCCGCATACGGATTGACCAGAATGTCGAGCTGAGACCAGATGCCGATGAGCAGGTCAGACCAGTCGCCATAAACAAGACCAGCTTCGTCTTCATCGACGCCCAGGTTAGTCGGTGCCTGGTTCGTGAAGTAGGCGGCTTCACCGTGGAACGTCTCGCTGATCGCGATCGGTCGCTCGGTGGTGTCGCGTAGCTTCATCGCAGCCGCTCGGACGCCATTGGTCGAGAGGAATGCTCGGCTGTCACCGATGTTCGCAACATCCGCCGCAGCGATCATGTCCGCCGTAGTGGTGAACAGGTCGGTAGCGAACGGCACGGTCGGGACGTTCGGGTCGTTGATAAGGCCGAGCGGTTCTGCACCGGTGCCGCTGCCAGCGATAGCCGCACGGTCGATTTCGAGCGCCACATTGCGGCTCATCATATTCCGCACCAGTTGTTCGACCGCAGGGGACGATTGCTGGAGCAACTGACGTGAAAGCTCGGTGATGACGCCAACGTGATGCGGGGTCAGCGTGAGCGAGTCAAAGCTGGCACCATCGGTCGAAAGCGCCTGATCCTCGGCAACCCAGCCAACGTTCGGAGAGTCGGTTTCACGCGGAATAACCACGTCGCCGGTCAGGCCGGTGAGCGTAGTCGCGCCTAGCCGCGAAACGATCGACGTGTTCGTCAGCGCCGAAGTGAAGAGGTCCGGCCGGAAATTGTCGGGCGCGATCGTAGATGCGCTGCCGGTGGTCATGTCCGCCGCGCGTTTCTCGAACAGTTCCGTAGCCACGTAAACGCCCTTGGCGGGAACGCCAGCGCGCTCGGCAAGCATATCCTGTTCCCTCTTGATCTTTGCGGGATCTTTGACCGCCATGCCAGCGCCGTACCGCAGCGTCTCGATCATGTTCTGATTGCTCAGTTCGGCAAATTCGCCGCGTGCCCCGTGGAGGGGGGTTCCGCTTTCGCGGCGTTCCGCGTCGTCAATCTTCCGCTGACGATCAAGCTTGCCGTCGATCGAGCGAAGCTCGGTTTCAGCTTCCGTAAAAGCCTTGTCGTCATCGGTAGTGTGAGCGGTGTTCATGCGGTCCACAATGGCCGCCCGCTGCTCTTGTAGTTCGGCAGTGGTCATGTGTTGTATTCCTCTAACTGGCGGGGGCACGATGCCCCCGCGCTGAGATTGTCGTCTGTCTCGCGACGATGACGGCAAATGCTCGACCTGGTGACAGCGCCTGGCATGTCACCTTCGCCAGCGCCTGGCATGGCAAGCCCGGTCGAAGGGCAAAGCTGATACGTCCCCATCCCGTGCACGGGTTCCGCAGTGCCGATCGCGGCGGCGGATGGCGTGGGGAGCGCCAATCTCGTCACTCGTTTCCGCCGCTCAATTCGAGCATAGCGTCAGCGTATTCCGCCTTGGTGATCTCGCCGGTGCGCAGCCGATAGTTGAGAGCACGAATTGCGCTTGCGTTCGCAATCTCGTCGTCTTCACCAACGATTGCGCGCTCCTCTTCCGTGTAGTGCGCGATCATGTCGCGGGTTTTGCCAATCCGAAAAGTCCTAGCTTCGCGAATATCGGTGCCGCTGATCGTGGCGGTATCCCAGTCATCAGCGGACGGCACCTGATCGGAAGGATAAACGCGGCCCGGACCGTAGAAATAGTCCAGCACGAGGGTTAGGGTGCGCGCATCGGGATAGGCTTTTGCCGCTTCCATCAGGATGCAGGCCCGTTCGCCAGCACGCTTCGCGCTGAAGCCGTCCTCCAAGAACTCGCGGAAATACCAAAGGCCGATCATGTCGTCAGGATCGAACGAACGGGCGCGCCCTTTCACGGTTTCTGGGGCGCACGAATAGTCTCCCTTCGCGATGGCCTCATTAAGGCGCTGCGGATCAAGGCGTGCGACGCGGCAAGCAGCCTTGGTCGTCAAGCGAACGGGTAGGGTCATTTTTCATCCTTTGATCAAGCTATGCCTGAATCTATAGCTGCAACCTATCGAAAAGTCAATAGGTCGCGCCATTAGGCCGCCCAAAGGTGTTGATAAGTTCTCCTTACGTTCCGCCTGAGCGACGAAAAGGCGTCACTTGGGCGATGTCCGGTCTTGGGGTGTTATAGGCCTCTTCCATCGCGTCGCGCGCTGACATGGCAAGTTTGGTGAGCTGATTTCTCGTTAGCGCCACCTGCACGCCACTTCCGTTCCCGGACGGGATCGTAAGATGGGTTAGGTCGCCATCCTGCCGAAATTCCGGCCAGCCTGTCGCGAGATAGATCATGCTGCCTCTCCTTCTGCACTGCCACCGCCGCGAATGAGTTCCGCAGAGTCGTAGTCGCCTTCGGGATCGTGCGGTTCATCCTCGATCGCCCCGCCCGCAGGATCGTCGTCTTCAGCTTCGGGGTCGCCATCCATCATGTCGAGCAGTTCGATTAGAACGTCGATAGCGGAAGCGATCTTGTCGCGATCAAACTGCGCCATGACGGCAGCGGCTTGGGAAAAATGTTTGGGAAGGATGACGGGCGCGGATTCCGCCCGTAGGTAGGCTGTAGCCATGACATTGCTCCTAAACAGCATGTTGCGGTTAGAGGCGGCTCGGCGTTGGCGCGCCGGGTCGTCTCGATCGGTGTTATGAACTCAGCAGGAGTCCGGGTCAATGATCGAAGTATCAAAGATGACAGATGAAGCCTTGCAAGAATTTGACCAGATGATGATTGAGGCGGCGATCAAAATCAATAAATTCGCCGGTTTGGCTACTCACGTTTGGCAAGAAGCACTGAAAGAACTGGATGCACGGGGCGCTGTTAGGATCGATGCGGGCTCCTACGATGATATCGGAAATGCATTGATCACGCGACTTTATCGTTAAAGCCACGCCAGATTAGGCTCGGCAATTTCCTCCTCACCTTTGGCCGCGATGCCGCAAGCCATGATCAGCGCCGCCAGCCCGTCGATACGGTCGATCGAACGCGCCTTGTTCGGCTTGCGATTGCCTGCCGGGTCGGTGTCGAAGATCAAGTTGGAGGCGTTCCAGCGCAGGACCGGGTGCATCCCGTGCGCTAGTTCGCCCTCTAGCAACCGTATTTCGAACGCGTCGATCGCGGGAGCCATTGAGATAAACCCCTGCCCATAAGCCTCTAGCGGGGCTGCAACGCCTTCGCCGTCGAGGATGACGGTTAAATCCTCGATAGCGTGCCGATCGAAGGCAATCGCGCGAACGTCATACGTCGAGACGATCTCGGCTAGGCGATGCGCGATATACCGCTTGTCGATCGCCTTGCCTGGTGTCGGTTCGATGAAGCCCTGCTTTGCCCAGGTGCGATACGGCACGCGGTCCTGTTCTTCCTTGAGCGCCAAGCCAGCCTTGGGGCACCAGAAGAATGGCAGCACCGCACCGCTATCCGGGAAGTAGAGCACCAGCGCCGATAGATCGCGCGTGCTGGAGAGGTCGAGTCCGGCATAGCATCGCTGCCCGCGTAGAGCCTCAGGATCGACGGGAGCGCCGCACGCGTCCCATTCCTTCGGGTTGATCGCTTTAGGCTCAGCATCGACGCGCATATTGCAATGAAGGTTCAGGAACGCCGGTTCGAAGGTCGGCATCCGCTGCGCCCGCTTCGCTTCGTCGGCAATCTGCTCTGCCGATACGAACACGCCGATCGCGGGGTTCGCCAGTGGCCAGTTGTCCGGGTCGTAAGGGTCGGCATCCTCCGGCACCGCATACACTACGCCGTGGAAGGATGGATCTTCGACTTCGCCGGAATTGATCCGGTTCGCTTCGTCCACCAGCTCCGACATGATATTTTCCGGGTGCGGCGATTGCGTGCCGATCGCCAGCATCAGCGGTTCCTTGCGCTTGCCCATCGAGGTTCGCAGCACGTCGAACAGCTCGCGCTTCTTCCACTGCGCCAATTCATCGCAGACAATGAAGCTGGACGCAGTGCCGTGGACCGCCTTGCCATCACTGGCCAGCGCCCGATACTTGCTGCCGGTAACGCTATCTTCGATCAGCTTGTAGAAACGCTGGATGTTAAGCCGCTCGGCCATCCAAGGTGTTTCGAGAATGACCGCTTCCATCTCCCCAAAGATCAACCCGGCCTGTTCTTTCGTCGCCGCTGCCGAGTAGCATTCGCCGCGTTGCTCGGCTTCCGGCCCGCATAGGTGGCAGAGGGTCAGCAATGCCGCCAAGACAGTCTTGCCCTGGCCACGAGCGACCGACATCAAGCCCGTGCGCACGCGCCGATTGCCGTGTTCGTCGGTGGCGTAGACAGCTTCGATCCATTCCCGCTGGAACGGCAGGAGCTTTACGCGCTCGCCAGCGCCATAGCCTTTGGTGATCGGTAGGGACTCGATAAACGCGATCACGCGCTCAGCACGGGTTAGGCCGTCAACTTCCCAAGGATGCAATTGTTGCGGGTTTTGCTCAACAATTCCCTGATCCGCCTTGCGCTTCGGGCGTGCGCCTGGACCTCTAGCGCCCATCGGTCGGCACTCCCGAAACTAACTCAAAATTGCACTTCCGCGGCGGTCCTTTGGCGTCAGCTCTGAGCGATTTTCCTCCCGAAACCGCAGCAGAATGCGGCACTTTGTCCGCCCATGCGTGGTTGCTGTCGAGCGGGTTGCCGTTCGCATCGCATCCACGCCGTGGCTTATTCGATCGAACCGCACCTGCCTCTGCCCCGCGTGCCGTCTTGGCCGAGTGACATGATGCACACTTGCTGGACAGCTCATCGAGTGGGGGGAAGGCATCGCCCCCGTCGTTGATTGCGTGGCAGTGGTCCACGTGGTTGGCAGGGGTGATCCTGCCCATAGCCTGGCAGTCTTCGCATAGCGGGTCGCGGCTCAGCTTTGCTTTGCGCAGCCGCTGCCATGCGGCGGTGTTGTAGGGCCAGTTAGCCATTCTTGTTTCCTTCCGGCCCCATCAGCGCAACGATGTGCCAATGCTTCACGGTGCCTGCGATCTTGATTGCTCGTGATCGGGAGACGCCGCCTTTCCGAAGGAAGGTTTCGATCTCCCGCACGGTTAGGGGACGGGTCAGCGCATCGAGCACTTCGATCGCGCCTTCCCGTTGCTCAGGTGTCATTGCCTCCACCCTGGCCAGTAGGTCGCTCATTGGTCGCACCAGTGGCAGCCGATGCCATCACAGGCAGGGCAGTCCTTATCCTGATCGGGCGTGGCGGCCTTAGTGGCCGCGCCCGGTATACCTTTAGGTATAGGGGGGTCGGTGCGTGCAGGGTTTACGGATGGGTCGGTGCGGGTCGGTGCAGGGGGTTGGTGCAGGGGTCGGTGCGCTTGGTCGGTGCACTTTTCCGCAGGGTTATCAACAGCCCGAATGCCGTATTTGTAGGTCCGGTTTTCACGCTTCCAAAGCTTCGCATCTAGCTCGATCGCGCCCAGCGCCAGCAGCCGCTCGAACGCTCGTTCGAATGCCGCTTTCGTATTGCCCCGGCCTTCCGGCATCTTGGTGAAGGTCGATGCATAATAATTCACGCCAGGATGATGCGAGACGGCCCGCTTGCGATCGGTCGCGGCGGCAAGGCAACGAAGATAGGCTTCGTTCTCGGCAGCGGCCTTTTGCGCTTCGGCTAGTTCGGCCCGCGCATCGCTCGGCAGGTCTTCCTCCAGGACGAACGCGAATTCGTGCCAACGGAATGCCTGTTGCGCACCGGCCCGTGCATAGTTCGCCTTGCCCAAAGTCAGCACGCGGGCGTCCGGGTCGAGCACGTTGCCTTCGCCGTCCTGCACGCGGTTGATCTCGATCTGCGACCGCACGGCATTGAGCCACGCCGTAGAACCGGAATAGGAGTCACCGCTCTTGTTCGGGTGTCCTAGCAGTAGGATCGTAACGCCCTGGTTGCGCACCAGCGAATAGAGAGCATTCACAAAGGCAGTGACCTGCCCGCGATCGTTCTCATTGCCAGCGAACAGGTGCGCCAGGTTGTCGAGGATTAGGAGGTTTGCCCCTGTCACCTCAACCGTGTTGCGCAGCAGCTTGAAAGTCTCGCTGTGTTTTAGTTTGCCATCGTGATCGAATGTCACCAGCTCGTTGCCGATCCTGCCGCGAAGGCTGATTAGGCCTAGACGATCGCCAAGGTCCGCACGGTCGAGGTCGAGAGCGCGCATAACGTTGCGTTCGCGCCGGTGCAGTTCGCATTCGTCATCTTCCGCTGTTGCATAAAGAACAGTCGTTTTCTGACTGGAAGCACTTAGGCCAAGGAACGAAACGCCACCTGCTAGGGCGGTCGCAAGTTGCTGAGCGAAGAGGCTCTTGCCTGCGCCGCCTGGGCCAGTGAAGAGCGTTATCTCTCCGCAGGGGATGAAGCCTGGCAGCACCCACTTGCGATCGGGTGGCGGTGCCCCGTCGAGCAGGTCTAGGTCGAAGCGGGGTAGCGTCTGCTTGCTCTCGCCAAGATATTCGGCTGTGTCACGTTCGAGTGTCCGCTCGATCTCGGAAAACATCATGGGATCTGAGAAAGTCATCAT